GTTGACAACCTAACAAAATCCAGCTAGGATGTTTACTAAATAGAGTACAGTTTACGAAAGACGGAAATGAAACACTATCGCCCCTTCACAATTAATCAAGAAACATGCCAGCCATCATGGGCAGGTATGATGAGGGGTTCTATGTATTAAGTCTTAGTACAGACTTAGTTTCTTAGAACCCCGAGGCGAAAGTTTCGGGGTTCTTCGTTTTTAGAGTTGCGTCCAGTGCATAGCAGATATGCGAAAAAAGAATAAGAGAAGACTTGAAATCTGCACCCTGAGACACTATATTAGATTAGTAAGACGAGTTGATCCTAGCCGCGCGGGATAAGATGCGGTCGCTGTTTGACATTGTTAAGTTCCTATGAGTTACCCTTGCTCACTCAAGGGCGCACTGAGTAGCGAAATATCCAGTGAGGGTCTGTGACTCAGCACAGCCTCACATTCTACTATCACAGACACATGGTGCTGTTCCTTAAGTTGGGTAAGAATGCGTCAAGCAAATCGTCATCATGTGTCTTTGATAATAGAATACATTCCCGTCAGGCTAACATGGTGGAAGCGGCTGACTGTTAATCAGCATACGGCAGGTTCGATTCCTGCGGCGGGAGCCAATTCATGGACCAGTCGCCTAGTGGCTATGGCAGCAGACTCTTAATCTGTCGTGAGAAATCACATCGTGGGTTCGAGTCCCACTTGGTCCTCCAATCATGGCCTATTAGTGAATGGATATCACACCGCTCTGTCTAAGCGGAGAAGCGAGTTTGAGCCTCGCATAGGTCGCCATTTAGTACGCCTGTCCCGCTTTGGGAAGTTGGGTAGGGTTGACGGCACCCTCGCAGTACGAAAGCCGTTATCCGGGTGTGGCTCAGTCTGGTAGAGCATCCGCTTTGGGAGCGGAGGGTCGAGGGTTCAAATCCTTCCGCCCGGACCAATTCAAATCAGTGTAGTGTAACGGTAGCACGGCAGCCTCCAAAACTGCTTGTCAGGGTTCGAATCCTTGCACTGGTGCCAATAACGGGCCCTTGATGATAATGGGAGCATGTCGCCTTTGCACGGCGAAAGTAAGAGTTCGATTCTCTTAGGGTCCACCAATAACGCCGCATTAGTATAATGGCAATACAGGGGCTTTGTAATCCTCTGATGGGAGTTCGATTCTCTCATGCGGCACCATACAACGGGTAGGTAAAGCTGGTAGTTTCAGCAGCGGGTCTGTAAAACCCGTCCATAGGGGAGTGGAGCGTAACCACACCTGCCCACCAAGTAACCGCCGTAGGCCGTGGCGGTATATAAGTCCGAGACTATATGTCTGTCGGGGTTGATCGTCCTTTCAGTGGGACCAGCGAAACGGTTCACAATTCACTGGCTTGTAGCTTAATGGTAAAGCAGGCGCTTGATAGGCGTCCGATGAGGGTTCGATTCCCTACTGGCCAACCAATTGCGAGGATGGCGAAACTGGTAAAAGCATCCGGCAGGAGGGTATCCGTAAAGCGTGAACTCACGCAGGCACCATGAAGGTTCGAATCCTTCTCCTCGCACCTGTTTATTGGGGAATCATCTAAAGGTAGGATAGAAGTCTTTGAAACTTCCGGTCGTGGTTCGAATCCACGTTCCCCAGCCAATTCGTGCTTGCATAGCATATAGTCCATAGATGAAGCCGCACTACACAAAGACGGACTGGTTACCGTAGTGGCGAACGGCGCGGACTTTTAATCCGCTATGCAAACACCGTGGGTTCGAGTCCCACCCAGTCCTCCAATTATGGCGCATTAGTTTAGTGGTCAGAATGCTGGGCTTTCAATCCGGAGAGAAGGGTTCAATTCCCTTATGCGCTGCCAAATATTGCGGGATAGAGCAGTCAGGTCAGCTTGCTAGGTTCATATCCTAGAGGTCGCAGGTTCGAATCCTGCTCCCGCTTCCATGCTGCATTAGTCTAGTGGCTAAGACGCAGGTCTGTGAAACCTGTTACGGTGGTTCGATTCCCCCATGCAGTACCAATTATTGCCCGGTCGTCTAACGGTAGGACGCCAGATTCTGACTCTGGCTATCGTGGTTCGAATCCATGCTGGGCAGCCATTTATGGGGCCATAGCAAAACGGTAATGCGCGGGACTGCAAATCCTTGAGGTACCAGTTCAAATCTGGTTGGCCCCTCCAAACTATGCATCTGTAGCCCCCTCCGCTACGAACGGAGAGTAAGGTAACTGGACATGGGTAGAAGTACCTAATGCAGGTTCGAATCCTGTCAGATGCTCCATACAAGGAAAACAACAATGAAACTATTAATAGCAGCCTTTGCTGTCCTTTTTTTAATGACAGCACCCAGTAATGCTACAACAATGGTAGCATCTTGGTATGATTGCGTCAAGCCTGGCGAATGTAGTAAAAGCAAGATTACTGCAAGCGGGCAAAAATTCAATCCAAATGCTTTAACAGCAGCACACAAGACATTGCCTTTTGGCACAAGACTGAGAGTTACACACAAAGGAAGATCGGTAATAGTAGTAATTAATGATAGGGGCCCGTTCATCAAGGGTAGACAATTAGACCTATCAAGAGCAGCCGCTAGAAAGATCGGCTGCGGTGGAGTTTGCACAGTCAAGGTTGAAATCTTAGGAAAGAAGAAGAAAAGATAGACTTGACAATATGTGGGATACAGTCTAATATATACATCGTGGCGGCAAGTAATGCGTTCCGCCATCCCGCAGCTAGAGGTTTGTGAGTGGACTGTACTTGACTGGAAACTCTCGTTAACATAATAGTGGAGGCCGTAACCACTTTAAGAAATCGGAGCGAATTTGGATAGGTGGCAGAGTGGTCTATCGCATCGGTCTTGAAAACCGAAGAACTTAACGGTTCCGTGGGTTCGAATCCTACCCTATCCGCCAAACAAGAGGAAAGCAAATGTCTAAAGATTGTGGTTGTGGTCGTAGTCCAACTGGTAAGTGTATTGGTTGGCATGGGTTGTCAAACGAACAATACTCTGCTAAACTACAAGAATACGAAAAGAAGAACTTGACGGAATCAGCTCCTCAGTTGCTTCGTGATTGAATAAACGCTGCCTTGGTATAGCTGGTGCGTACATGCGCCTGAAGAGCGTGGGGACTCTGTTCGATTCAGAGAGGCAGCACCATTAATGCGTCTTGGGAGGTGTTGGCAATCTCATCGGTCTCATAAGCCGAACAACCCAGTTCGAAACTTGGAAGACGCACCAATTGCGGGTATGATGTAATGGTAGCTTATCTCGTTGCCAACGAGAATGCGCGGGTTCGATTCCCGCTACCCGCTCCAATCATAAATACTCATTGACCAATCAAGGTCTAAATGAGGTAATACAAATGCTAAACACAATCGTAGTTTTAGTTTTGATTGCAGCCGTGCTTTGGGTTCTATGGACAATGTGGCAGAACGGCTGGGACATGAAGAAAGGTGGAGCAGCTATCGTAGCAGCACTTGCAGCATGGTGGCTCTGGATTTCTGATTCTATCACATCATTAATGTCTGGTATGTAATTTAGAAACCGCTCTTGGCCCGTAGCGGTATAGAAGTCCTTTAGAGGGGTAAGTCGTTCAGATGCTGGTTTCCAAACCAGTAGGCTGCATGACAAGCTAACGGGCCTCCAGTTTTATAGGAGATAATATGCCAGGACCATTATGGGAAGGCACAAGAGACTTGCATCATGCTTGTGAGGAACATCCAGTAGGTGCTGCTATGGCATCTGGAAAACCACCAATGCAATGGTATGCAGACTGGCTTTCTGCTTTGTACACAATTCACTGGACTGTAGATCAGCACATTCCAGAAATCATTCGCAGATCGGAACAAGTTCAAAAAGACTTAACAGATACAAACTGTCCTGTTAATATAATCCGCACAGCTAACGATTATGTAAATAGACTGAATACGGAAAAAGATATCGTTGGCTCAGCTTATGTATTGACAGGTGCCCATTTGATGGGCGGTGAAGTAATGCGTAGAAGACTTGTTGGCTATCCTACCAGTCATCTTGAATGGTCAGATAGAAAAGCAGCAATAGTAGAATTAACAAAGTTTAGAGAGCGCGAAGATGTGATTGTAGAAGCCAGAAACTGTTTTCAAGCCCTTCTAAACATCATGAACGAAATCAAAGCCGCTTAGTTCACTGGTAGAACACCTCGTTTACACCGAGGGTGTAGGGAGTTCGATTCTCTCAGCGGCTACCATTAATGCGGGTATGGCGAAATTGGCAGACGCACTGGATTTAGGTTCCAGCGGAGTAATCCATGGGAGTTCAAGTCTCTCTACCCGCACCAATCACTGCCTCTATAGTATAGTGGTAGAACAATCCTTTGGTAGGGGATTGGCTCCAGTTCGATTCTGGATAGAGGCACCATTATAGGAACTTAACAATGCGTATTCTAGTATGCGGCGGCCGTGACTTCAATAACAGAGCCCTCCTTAATAAGGCACTCCAGCCTTATGCTTCAAAAGACAATATCATCATTCAAGGTTCTGCTAGAGGAGCAGACGATCTGGCCAAAATCTGGGCAGTTGACAATGGTATTGAGTTCAAGAATTATCCTGCTGATTGGAATAAATATGGTAAAAGAGCAGGATACATTCGCAATGTGCAAATGTTGAATGAAGGCAAACCAGATTTGGTAATAGCTTTTCCAGGTGGTAAAGGCACTCAAATGATGATTAACTTAGCGGAGTCAGCTGGTATCCCAGTTGTGAAAATAAATGATTAGAAAGAATATGGATTTAGACGAAGTTCGTGCATTCATTCAAGCACAATCTAAGGAAACAAAAGTATATCTAGGTGGCGACTCAGAACGCTTTCAGTTGAATGGCGTTTGGATGGCTGACTACATCAACGTTGTCGTTGTTCATAAGAACGGCAAGAACGGCTGTCGTGTGTTTGGTTCCGTTATGCGTGAGCGTGACTATGATCAGCAGAAGGACAAGCCACGTATGCGTCTGATGAATGAAGTGATGAAGACAGCGCAGTTGTACCTCGACCTTGAGGAAGCAATTGGCGAACGTGACTTTGAAATTCATCTGGACATCAATCCTGACTTGAAACACGGTTCATCTTGTGTTATAAATGAAGCTGTTGGTTACATTCGTGGTATGTGTAATGTGGTACCTCTAGTGAAGCCAAATGCTTGGGCAGCATCTTACTGTGCTGACAGGTACAAGGACGCAATTCAACATATTCCACAAGTGAAGGTAGGATAAAATGACTAAGTTTTTTGTTATGTTGACAGTGATGACTGCTGCAATCTTTATGCTTGTTAACGGTGCTAAAGCTGGTGTTGAGCCGCTTGGTGAGCATGAAGTGATTATTCGGATTGACAAGTCCGATCAGAAGATGTATGTAGAAACACCTACTGACTATTTTGAGTGGGACGTTTCTACCGGTCGTAAGGGATATCGTACTCCGACTGGTGTGTTTCAGCCTTATCTGTTAAGGCCGATGCACTATTCATCCAAATATAATAATGCGCCGATGCCTCATTCTATCTTCTTTCATGGTGGTTATGCAATTCATGCGACAACAGAAGTAAAGAAGCTTGGTCAACCCGCATCACATGGATGTATTCGTCTTAGCCCTCAGAATGCTCGTTGGTTGTACCGCATCGTAAACGAATACGGCAAGTATAATACATATATAGAGATTACAGAATAATATAGGAAGGATGGCCGAGAGGCCGAAGGCACCTCACTGCTAACGAGGCGTACCCTAATCAGGTACCGTGGGTTCGAATCCCACTCCTTCCGCCATATAAATAGTGGCATAAATCACAGGAGATAAAAATGGAAGAACTACACAATGCGCTAAAGATCGTTTTGGCTGATACATTCACAATGTACATGAAGACACATTCATTTCATTGGAATGTTATTGGACCAAACTTCTCAGAGTATCATGCATTCTTTGGTGCATTGTATGAAGAACTACATGGCGCAGTAGATCCAATTGCAGAGCAGATTCGTGCTGTAGATTCTTTTGCTCCTAGTTCTCTTGATAGAATAAAAGAACTAACCCGAATCAAAGAATCCGATACTATTCCAACTGCTGAAAGAATGTTTCAGTTATTGATTAATGACAATGTGGTTGTTCTCGACTCTTTAAAGCAAGCATACGATCTTGCTGAAAAGAACGAAGAACTTGGTCTTGCGAACTTTTTACAAGATCGTATGGACATCCATAAGAAGCATGGTTGGATGCTCCGCGCTACAGCAGGAATGAAGTCATAATTTTTAGACAATCAATCTGATTAAGGCCATGCTTTTGCGTGGCCTTTTTTTTGTCCGTATAAGTATTCAAAGGAGATGTATAATGTTTCAGTTTTTCAAACATAGGTTCAAAGTATCAGATAAGCGACTAGAGATTTGTCGCACTTGTGACAAGTTCAATGAGAAGACAACTCAATGTGCTGAGTGTGGTTGCTTCATGAACTATAAGACTTTGCTGCCTTATGTGTCTTGCCCTCTTGGTAAGTGGAAAGCTATTGAATCTGAGGAAGACATAAATATGTAAAAAAGGAGTTCGGCATGGCAGGTAAAGATAAAGAAAGACAAGAAAGAGGTTTTCTGCAAGCTGTTAAAAGTGCAGTAAAAAAGAACAAAAATAATCCTATAACTATTTTAGCAGGAAACACAAAGTTGACCAACGTAATAGATGCTAAAAAGTATACTACACCTGCATACGATAAAGAACCATATACGGATGTTGCAGTAAAAACTAAAAATTCAAAAAGCATAAACTTATCATTGAAAGGTGATTCGGCGCCATCTTTAGCTGGCGGTGGACTAAAAGGTTTAGAAGTTATTGTGCCTGGTATTGCAGGTAAATTTATGAAAGCTGCACATAAGAAGTTGTTAGATATGGGTATTGAAGCTGGCGATAAAGTACCAGACGTTTACGGTAAAATATCAAATACAAACAAAGAAAAAATCGTTATCGGCACAAAAGCTATGGGTGGTCCGATTGATTATATGTATATTGGTCCAATGGACTTAAAATCAAAATTTGATGAAAAGACAAAAGTTTTAACTTTGAACGGCACACTAACAGATTCTAAAACATATGCTAAGACCCATGACCTTTATTTTCGATTGAGGGCTAGAAGAGAAGATCAAACATTTGATCCCGATGCTGAAAAGGGTGGTATTCCAAAAATTTATGGAAAATCACCATCTAGAGGTGATAGCGCAGGAAGAATCGTTATAACAGACAGTGTACCTAGAAATGCAGTTATAGTAGAAATATAATGATACCATATCAAGACTACCTAACAGAATCAAAAGAAGGTAAGAACCTTCATTTAGAACACCTAGAAGACGAGGTACTCAATGGCGGCGTTTCTGGCACAAGAGGCGCAATATCCTTTCTACAGTCTCTTCGTGATATGCTTGCTGGTCATGCTTCTGGTAGAACTGTCAATCTAACAACGAAGTGGGATGGCGCTCCTGCTATCTTTGCTGGTATTAATCCAGAGAATGGTAAGTTCTTTGTTGGTACTAAAGGTGTGTTTGCTCAGAACGCAAAGCTTAATTATACCAATGCAGATATTGATGCAAATCATCCAGGTGAGGGACTTAACAAGAAGCTGAAGATCGCATTACAGTATTTGCCAGAACTTGGTATTGATGGTGTTCTGCAAGGTGATATGATGTTTACTTCTGCTGATCTAAAAGATGAAACAATAGAAGGCAAAGAGTATGTGACATTTCAGCCTAACACAATCGTCTATGCTGTCCCAGAAGATAGTAATCTAGCAAAGTCAATACGCACAGCAAAGATGGGTATCGTATGGCATACAACATACAATGGCAATACGATGGCAGATATGAGAGCATCATTTGGTGCAGACATATCTGGTTTGAAGCCATCAAGAAATGTCTGGTATCGTGATGCTTCATTTGTTGATGCTAGTGGCACTGCTACATTTACGAAACAAGAAACTGATGCTCTCAATTCTATTCTGTCACAGGCAGGCACTTTATTTCGTACCATATCACCACGCACAATGAACACTATCGCAACAAACGACACATACAAAATTGCAATCAAAGCATGGAATAATACAAAGGTACGCGAAGGAAAAGAAATCACAAACACATCTCAACATGTTGCAGGTCTTATTGCTACAGTGGAAGAGAAGATGAACAAGTCCATATTGGAAGCAAAGAAGGCTGACACAAAGCAAAAGCGCCAGATGGAAAAGAAGATTGTGATGGAATTTTATAAGTCAAACAAGAATGAACTAAAGAAGATTTTTGACTTGCAAAACTTGCTGGTTCGTGCTAAGAATATGATAGTCAAGAAACTACAGCAGGTCCAAGACAGTGTTGGAACATATCTACGCACAGACGCAACTGGACTAAAGATAACAGCTCCTGAAGGGTTTGTTGCTATTGATCGTATCGGCAAAGCTGTAAAACTTGTAGATAGACTAGAGTTCTCACAAGCAAACTTCAATTCAGCAAAGGCATGGTCCAAATGAAAACATTCAATCAATACATCACAGAAATGAAACGCCCTCGTTGGGAAGTACCAGCAGAACCTGGTTCTATTCCTGCACCAGAAGGCAAAGTAAAACTATATCATCAAACAAGCGCAAAAAATCTGACGAATATTCGTAAGCAAGGAATTAAACTATCACACGCTAAAGGTTATGAAGGACCAAAAGCAATCTATGCTTCACCGCCTGATAGTAAGAATAGAGGTTTTTATGGACCTGCACATAGTACACCAACAGCAGAGTTTCATGTAGACAAAGACGATTACTCAGCACCATTTGTTCGTAAAGATGAAGTGCCTGCAAAAGACATTACAGCACACAAAGAATGGCATGCTACTGTCCGATACATAGATGCAGATCCTGAACTACGTAGAGCCGTTGAAGCTGGTGAGCATGATGATCTAATGAAACAGGGTAAGAACGACAAGTTTGCCAAAGCTGTAAGATTTGTAAAGAAGAGAGCGAAAGCAGCTAAGAAATGAAACTGAAGTCATATTTGAAGAAACACAAGAATGAAGTCAGAACATTGAATGTATGGGACATTGATGACACCCTAGGCAAAACAGATGCTAGAGTAAGTGTCATGAAAGATGGCAAGATCATCAAAGTTCTTGAACCAGGCAAGTTCAATTCATACAAGCTAAAAGCTGGTGAAGAGTTTGAGTTCTCTCAGTTTCGTTCAGGTAAAGTGTTTCGTGATACATTCAAGCCTATCAGCACTGTTCTAGATCGTGCGCGTGACATTGTAATGAATCAGTCTGAGAACTCTGATTCTATCATTCTGACAGCAAGAGCAGACTTTGAAGATCACAAAGAGTTTCTACAGACATGGCGTGATCATGGATTTCCAATTGACCATGTATACGTTGAACGTTCTGGTAATCTGGCCAAACTCAAAACAGACTCTCCAGCACATATCAATAAGGGTGTTGTTCTCAAGAGATACCTAAAGACTGGCAAGTATGATCGTGTTCGTATGTGGGATGATCATGAAAAGAATCTTGACATTCTATACAAAGTCGCAGCTATGTTTCCTAATGTAGAAGCTATTGGTTATCTAGTAAAAAATGGTCGTGTGTCTAGATACACACCAAAGTCAATGTCCAAAACGATCAAATCTGTAGTTCGTGAAGCAGTAAGGAACACTAAATACTCTATAGGATAATAACATTCCTGTAGAGGGAAAATGAAAATTTTAGCAGTTTATCCTGGGCGCTTTCAACCATTTCATAAGGGTCACGCTCAGGTCTATCAGTGGTTAAAAAACAAGTTTGGCGATGCAGTCATTGCCACTTCAGATAAAGTAGAAGCACCAAAAAGTCCATTCAACTTCGCCGAGAAGAAACGAATGATGATGTTGGCTGGTGTGCCATCTAGTGATATTCAACAAGTCACAAATCCCTACATAGCCAGAGAAATACTCAGACAGTACGATCCCAAGACTACGGTTTTGGTATTTGCTGTGTCGCAAAAAGACATGGAAGAAGACCCTAGATTTTCATTCAAGCCAACTAAATCTGGCAAACCAGGCTATCTTCAACCATACAAAGGCAACGAAAAGAAGCTAAAGCCGTTTGGCGATACAATGATGCCAAAAGGATATGTCATTGTCACACCTACATTTACGTTTGATGTATTAGGCAAACCAGCAACATCGGCCTCAGAACTACGTAAGCAGTTTGTTTCCTTGAATGATGAGAAGCAAAAAGCTTTCATCAAGGACTTGTTTGGCAAGTATAATGCATCTGTTCATAAGCTAATGAATGATAAGATTGGTGCAATGCTCAAGAAGCCTAAAACAATAAAGCAGTTAAAAGAAGAAGTCACTCGCAAAGAACTAGCACCTATGCTTGATTCATTTGTATCATTTGCTTCTGACAAGCTTGGTCTCAAATCAATGCCTACTGTCAGATACAAGACAAATGATGATGACTACAACTCATTTGCTGCATACAATCCCTCATCAAATGAACTTTCTATATGTACAGCAAATCGTCATCCAATGGATATATTTCGTTCTGTTGCACATGAACTTGTGCATCACAAGCAGAATGAAGATGGTCGTCTCGGTAAAGATATAGCAAAAGAAGGTGAGACAGGTTCAGACATTGAGAACGAAGCAAATGCGGAAGCAGGTAAGATCATGCGTTGGTTCGCTAAATCTAATCCAGATATGTTCAGCAAGAGTTATGTTGTAGAATCAACAAACTCAGCAGCACTAGCACCAGTTAGTGGTATACGTGGTCTAGGTAATGTGACAGGTGAAGTTTCGCCTACAGTAACATCTCAGTATGTTTTAAACAATCAATCATATACAAATCAAATAAAGAATAACACATCAGGACTTTGGGTTGATGACGGTATTGATAATTCTTGGATGGACTATAAAGGCAAAAAAGAGTATAAAGGCAGAGCAATGAAAAGTTTAAAAACAATCAAAGAACAATTGAATGAAATTACAATGGCATCTCCTGCT